GTGGTCTTGTAATCGACAACGACTATCTCGTAATCCTGGTGTAGTCCTTGCGGTTTACAAATGATGTCTGGTCTGCACTTACACAACACGTCGTCTTCAAACCAATAGAAAGATGCCTCGGGTATCTTACCGTCGCCGTCTAGATACATCTTGCCTTCTTCAATCATATAAGCATCCATTTGACTGATAGCGTGCATATCGGCTTCATTGATTACGACTAAGCCTCTGTCTAAAAACTCTTGTTTCATTTCTTTATTGGCTTTCGTATACGGAGATCCAAAGATCACGCCTACATTATTATGAAAGGCTTCATCGCCCTCTACTAACATATAGTGAGCAGCAGTTCCGAAGTTCATTGCAGATGTGGTTTCTTGTTCTACTTCGAGCGCGTGTATTTGGCTTTCACCAAACTTACGAAAGAAGCTAGAACTCTTACCGACATCAGAGTGGTAGAGTTCGTTAGGTATATCAAAGACAACAAGTGCGTTGCCCTTCTGGGTTGGTTCATATTGTTCTAGTTCAGGTATATTCATTTTTTTCTCCTTAGAATATTCTCATCAAAGCCTTGTTAATTTTTCTATCACGTAGCCAACTTTTTAAATCTTCTTTTTCTTCATCAGAAAGATTTTTTGTTGGATCATCGACTAAACCATTTATTGTTTTAATCGTTTCATCTATCCAAACTTTTAAAATAGTATGATTTTTATTGTTTAACATAGTTCTTTTATTTTTAGTAAACTCCCGAATTGCTCGATCACTTATATTTCCAACATATCTACTAATAGACGAATCAGTAAATCCATATTGTTTTAGAAACTTTAAATCTTTACGCATTTGTATAGCTTCAATCTCTTTCATCGGCCTTGTCCTCTATATGCAGACTTACCGCGCATACGGCGTTTGCTTTTATTCATCGTACTTGTCCCAAGATTCTTGATACCGATAGAGGTACGCTTACCTCTTGCTCCTGTATTGGATGTACGTTCTATATTTGTATTAGCTTTTCTCATTATTTTCTCCTTAATATTTGTTTTGATCGCTTGGCTACCTTTATAGCTTGCCCTAATTTTTCTGGATTATTTTCTTTAATATTCTTCCAAAAACTAGGCATTTTCATAACTTTTAAAGTGTATTCAGCATTTGCCTTTTCATACACTTTGTATTTTGCGCGTTGAGCTTTTCTTTTAGTATCCATCAGAAAGGTATCTCGTCATCTACGTCCCAAGTCTGTTCTCTATACACACGTTTAGTATCTTCTTCTTCTTGTCGTTTCTCGTAAGCAGCTTGCTTCTTAAACATATCTATAAAAGGTGAATCCTCTTCGTATTCTAACAAAGTGGTCTGCACTACGTTGTCGCTATAAAGTGGTTCAGGCCAATAGCCTATATCGTTCTTGATACGTAGCATATTCTGGCTGACCGTTTCGCGTGGATTGTATTGGGGCTTTTGTATGGCTTGCCAATATTCTTTGATTGGTTTCAACTCCTGGTCGTCGCCAATAAATGTAATATCAAACTCTGTCTTGTCGTAAGGCAGATAGATAAATGTACCGTCTTTCTTTTTGAAAGGGTAACATCGTATGGGTTTACCTACTGTCATTTTTGAGCGCCTCCTTGTAAGCCAATTCAAATACATACGGATGATGCTTCAATACATAGATCATAGCTTCCGTCATTATATTGATAGAACGGATGTCTTCAAACAGTTGGTTTACGTGGTCTGGTTGAGGTGTCCCTATCTGGTCCTTTGCTTGTTCGGACAAAGTATCATCAATTAATTTATCTAGTTCGTTCATAGTTTTCTCCAAATGATTTATATAATCATAAACAAAAAACTTGCACAGGTAAAGAAAATATATATACTATCTGTAAATTACTTAGGAGAAAGATATGAGTGTTCAATACAAACCAAAAGAATACGTAGGCTATCAAGAGATATTGGATAACGTGCGATCTATTGTTAAACGTATCGCACCCGAGTGGGCTGCTTCATCTATCGTACAAGAGATAGACGCTTTAGAGACTACGATTGAAGAAACCTTGTCAGGTCGCGCAGATATGGCGGAAGAGATGATACGGGATGATTTTGAATGAGTGAAGATTTTAAAATTGAAAAGGATATACCTATACATAATTATTCTAAAAAAGCTCAATTTGATGACCTTATATCACGTATGGAAGTAGGTGATTCTGTATTGATGAAAACACATTCTGACGTTGACCAATTTCGAGACGCAGCGAAAAGGCAAAGTAAAAAAGTTTCATCGAGAATAGCCAAGGATGACCCTGGTTACGCTTTTAGAGTTTGGAGGATAAAGTGAACACCTTCTACATCACTACAGAACATCATACGGAACCTGTTCAATATGGTTTCCAAGATCAGGTTATACATCAAGCATACAATTGGAAAACCTGGATACCGAAAGTATTGGATATAAAAGTCAGAACTAAATTAGACAAAGATGTTAAGGTTCTTGTCAGGCGAGAAATACATCAAGATATATTGGAGTGTGAAAGTGAGTAAAATAAAAAAAGAAAAACTTAGATTGCGCAAGCTTAGTTTGAAAGATGGTTCTGTTGTCAATTATACAAAAGACAAACAGGGTGAAATACAGTATTTTCCAGAAAAAGGTTTAGATCCCAAGATAATGAAGGCTAGGTGGGATGAGCTATACGAGACTGTATATAAAAGAGCGGAGACTCATTAAGATGCAGTATAATCAAACGTCAAGAATATTAAATGGGGGAGATATGAATGAAGAGGCCCTAATTCAACAGATTGTAGCTAATTTTAAAAAGCTGAACGAAGAAGACAAACTCTACGTACTAGATAGTCTGAAGTTCATCCAAGACAATCCTAATCTGGTGGTATTGAAGAATGAAGATAGTCAATAAATACACCTGGATACAATTCTACGAAGTTAAAAGAGGGAAGCGTTATAAGAAATATATGAAGGTACTGACGCAACCCGACGACTCGAGAGAAGCACTACATACGGCTTCTATAAAATAATAGATATGCAGTTGCACTCTTTCTCCGTAAGAAGGTAAACAAATGGCTCGAGGTACAGTCAGCAACGAAGTACCTCACCCTTATTATAATGAATAAACTTTTACTGATTCCAATATCACTCAGAGAAGCTAATCTATTTGTAACAAACTTTCACCGTCACAATAAAGCAGTACAAGGCGCTAAATATAGTTTAGGCGCTTCATATAACGATCAATTGGTTGGAGTAGCTATAATCGGAAGACCCGTTGCGCGCAAGCTGGATGACGGTTTTACTGCGGAAGTAACGAGAGTATGTGTATCGGAAGACGCACCTCAGAATACAAATTCATTCTTATATGGTAGAGCTTGGCGAGTATGGCAACAAATGGGCGGTAAACGTATGGTTACTTATACGTTACAAGAAGAGTCAGGTTCTAGCCTCAAAGCTGTAGGGTGGAAAATAATTGGAGAAACAGGCGGGTGGGAGGAAGGTAAAGGTTGGCAGACTCGTCCAGGTAGAGAATGGCAACCCGTAGTCGGACAATTGAAGTTTCGTTGGGAAGTTCAATCAGAGCAATAATCGGCTATACTAACGGTATGTCTGATTTAAAATTAGTAGATCTAAACAAATACAAACGTAATCCTAGTCATATCGAAGGAAAAGAACGCCTGGACTCGTTGTTCAAAGACTTTGTACGCAGAGGGGCTGACCCAGAAATGGTGGCTGAGATGATTGTCGCTTACGGTATCTGCGAAGTCATTAACTACGCATCTGTACCTGAAAGGGGCCTTGATTCGATAGCGCGGCTATTGTCGGAGAGTTTCGGGCTAGATATAGAGAGAAACGAGTATTTTGACCCCGAAATAACGGGTTTTGTCACAGATGACGATTAGTATGACAAAACTATTGGCCTTGAAACGTAGCTGTCAGCGTGTTTTCGGGTTTTGTCAGTTTTGTCAGAGATAGGGGCTTTGTATGAAAGTATGGATACTGATAGTAGAAAAATAAGGGGGTCTAGTAGAATAAGTATGACAAAAGTACTATATATAGTAATAATATATATATTAGATAATAAATATACCTTATAAATACAGGGTTTCGTCGGGTTGATAGTTTTGTCGGGATAAGTGTGACAAAACTCTGACAAAACACAATTAAGTATGACAAAACTAAAATCACATATTAGAGAGAACTTAGATAAAGAATACGTCGATTTGTTAGAATCGGAACCAATTGTTAAGATAAGCAAACAATTTCCAGGAGTAAGAGTAATATGCCTGCAAAAGATTTAAGAATTAGACAAAGTGTTACCGTAGAGAAAACTTTAGAGGAAGATGTCGAAGATATGCCTCTCGAGTATATGGATGTAGATGAAAGACAACTGACTAAAAGACAAAGGTTATTAGTCTGGAACGCAGTCAACGATCCTCAGTTATCGTTTGCAGAGGCCGCTAAGAAAGCTGGATATAAGAATCCTGTTGTTATCGGTCGGTATATGCGAGAAGGTAATAAGTATTCTCACGTACGTCGGGAGTATGAACGATTGATGTCGGAGGCTAAGAAAAAGTTTGAGCTAACACATGAGCGAGCAGTTGAGGACTTGTATAAGCTACGAGATGATGCTTGGGGTCGGGGTGCATTTAACGCGGCTATACAGGCTCAAGGATTGTTGCTCAAAGTCGGGGGACTTATCGTTGATCGTCGGGAAGTCTTGCATGGAAAGATAGATCAGATGAGTCGGGAAGAAGTTGAGCGTAGACTACAGGACTTACTAGGATCTAAGT